CATTCCGTTGAGCTTTGTCAAGACGTGCGCCCATAGAATTTTGAGACATTCGCGGACCGCCTGACTGTCTATAAATTTCAGGCGTACACATTATTATTTCTTTTTCATTCTGGCTGGTTTTCTTTTCATGCCAGACATCTTTCGCGCTCCTGACGGTTTACGCATATTGTTTGACATTTTTGGTGGCCGTCCAATTTTAGAACCGTATGTACCTTTTCCGTGAGGCATATTTATCTCCTATTTTCTTTTCTTTGCGGTTTTAGCAGAAGCTCTAAAATCTGCTGCTGTGGGTGCGCCTTTAGATCCCGGTTTACGCATACTGCCTTTTCCTGTTCGTGCTATACGTTTTCTTTTAGCATGTATGTTTGCATATAACCCAGGTTTTTTAGCCATAAATATTCTCCTAACATTTCCATCTGCGCCGCGCTTGACGAATGCGACTGTTGGGATTATTGCGCGTTGCAGCAGACGAACGCTTTAACTGCCCAAGAGAACGCGCACAATAACTTGATCGACGTTTTGCAGCAACACTGCCACGTTTAACCTTGCCTGTAACTGCTGTTTTTAATTTTGAACCCGGGTTAGCTTTTCTGTATGCGGCAACGCCTTTTCTTGTCATTCCTGCACCAGATTTAGTCGGACGATAGTTAGCGCCCTTTCCCTTTGTTGTTCTTGGAATAGGCCTGTCAGCCATTTTAAGCCCCTAACAAAGTTTTTCGCATAATGTTTGAACTGCCTAAAAGGCCCGCTGATTGTTCGGTTGAAGCAGAACGACGGCTTCTATTTTGAGCGCGACTGCGACGGCTTGTTTTATTTTCGTTGCTTGTTTTATTATCTGTATCTTCTTTATCCATACGCATATCTTTTGCGGCTTCAATTGCTGCGCCTGCTGCTTGAAAAACACCTGCTCCGGGAATAAGACTTAAAATTCCTCGATCTCTATTTTGTTCAGGTGTAAATTTATCAAAAGCATGGTATTGAAAAGCTTGACCAAAACTAGGACTTGTACTTCCCGGTGCATCTGGATCAAAACGCCTTGCATATGTTTCCTGGCGTCCTGAAGTATCAGAACCTCTTCCCCCAATCGC